CTGGCTGACTTAACGTCCACTACAAGACCGTCAATCTTACAGTCCATGTGTCCCTTGATACCCTCTACTTCACATACACGTTGCTCGTCTGATACTTCGTGTCCTGCCATGCGTGTCATAAACAACAGCATCTCTTCAATCAAGTGACCATACATAAACTTAATGTAGGTAGCAGGTTTAATCTCTTCCTTCTCAGTACCATTAACAACATTCCATAAGACCCTATCGTCACGACCAATGTTTGACAGGCGCAATGTTCTTCTATCCGTTGTACGCTTACGTCCGAACTCGGTACGCATTAGAGCCTTCATGTTCTCACCGAACAGTTCAATCTCAGCCTCTACGTCTACAGATTCCTCTGCCTCTTTTGTCTCCATCAATCGGTATATGTCATCTACTAATGTGTGTATTGTTTTACTCATCGTCTATATCCTTGAATGCCTTAATGACATCACTTGAAAATAACTTACGTAGGTTGACCAAGTGCATACGGCTTGCGTTATGGTCTCCCCCTGATACACTCCTGAACGTATCTAACTTATTAACAATCTTCTTCAGTACAGGTGTCTTGAACACTAGTGTACAGTATTCATCATCACCGATGCAAAGGTTATGAAACCAGTAGTCTGACTCGGTAGCCTCAATGCCTGACGGCTTACCCCAAGACTCATACTCAATGCAGATGTTACCAGTCTTCTGCCATAAGTCCTTCTCTGATTTAACCTCAATCTTCTTGTCCTGTAGCATCTCAGCTACCTTATCCTCTCTGACTTCTCCGTACTGCAAGTCGAGGTCGAACTTCTTTCTATCTGCTTTGCAAGGTTTCATTGTGCTTTCCTCTTGCGTTTATTAATGTTTCTAATAGTCTTCTTAGAGTTACATTTCTTACAGATATAATCACCTTTGTTTGCACTACTAACCGCCCAGTTGACACCCTTCTCTAACTCAACGCCACAGTGGTTACAGTCCTTAGTGAGTTTCCGACCAGTTGTCTCCGACTTGGTACTCGCCCGCAAGAGGGCAATTAAGTTTGTAATAAGTACCCGCGGCTTCAACGCAAGACACTGCAAGCCTTCCGAAAACTTCTGCCTCATCTGCTCTAACTTCTGTTTGAATTTCATCATGTATATTACCTATAAATTTGTAGTCAATTTTCCAAGCACTAGCGTATTCGTCTAGCAAACATAACGCCTTCTTCATAACGATAGCACCTGCCGATTGTAGCAACGTGTTTAGTGCTGAGTGTTCTGAGCGTACAGCGACTCTGCGCCTGTCCAGTCCGTGAACATAACCTCTTCCAGATGCCACGCTAACTCTTTCTCGTAACTCTTTAAGAGATGGCGTGTTTGAGAGGAACTTCGCCTTAAGTCTTCTACCATCAACAGCAGTTCCTCCAACGATACTTCCGATTTTTGCGTCCCCTGCTCCATACAAGAACGCATATATGAAAGTCTTTGCCTGACTTCTTGTGTCAACACCGCTAGCAAGTTGGTTTGCTGTATGAATGTCTCCAGTGAGTATTTCATTTGTATATCCCTCATCGTTCATATAATGTGCAAGCATACGTAGCTCAAGCCCTGATGCATCCATACCGACAACCTTGTAGCCTTTGGGTACTGTCCAACAGGCTCTACAGTCCTTGCCATAGGGTGCGCTTGAACTTGGCACTTGTGCTACATTGGGACTAGAGTGTGTCATACGTCCCGTTACAGCACCATTAGCATTAACATAGCCATGCACTCGTCCATCATCTTCAACAGCATCTAGCCAACTCTGTACCTGTGCAATACGCTTCTGAACCATTAGGTATTCAGCAATCATATTAGCTTCGGGTATACCAGTGACCTTAGACAGTATGGCTTCGTCTACAATAACGTGTCCCTTCTCTGTAAACTTCTCTGGCTTCCAACCAAAGAACTGCAAGTATCTACCTATCTGCTGACGTGAACCTAAGTTAAACGCAGGGTAATCAATACGGCTGAAAGGTGCTGTATAGTTCTCCCACTGGTCTCCTAGAAACTTAAGACCAACTACGGACATCGTGCCGTCCTTCTTGTACTTAGGTGTTATCTCCTTGACGAATGTAGGTAATGGTTTAAATGTTTCATGTACCTTATCTTCAAGGTCGTACTTCTTTTCCTTAAGTTGTGCAAGCAATAGGAAAGCGTGTTCTTGGTCTAGTAACCAACCATTGTCTGTTTGCTTTGTAATAATGCTTTGTACTTGATGCTCAAGGCTAATGCTTTCGCTTCCGAAACCTGCCAATACACTTCGTAACGCGTTGTACACTTTGACATTAACAAGCACATCTTGCTTACAGTAGTCCACCATATCCTGAGAAAATGTGTCCCAATCATTATGTTCTCCTTTCGGGAAACCTAAACGCTGTCCCCAACTGTCCAATGAATGACCACCTTCCCGTGATGGGTCAGTGAGTCGTGACAATACTAATGTATCTGTAATCTTACAACTACTAAAGTCTGTACCTAACAATCGTTCAAGAACTGGTACGTCATAGCCAATGATGTTGTGACCAATGACCTCAGCATCTTTGATATAAGCATTGAAGTCCTGCAACGTATCACCTGAGAACGTAACTGTCTCTTGGTTCGATAGGTCACAAGCAACGATTACCCAAACCTTTGTAGGCTTTAGTCCGTTAGCTTCTATATCAAAAACAATCTTCTTCACTAGAACTCCTGCTTGTCGTCCGATACAGGGCATGATGTTTCAATCATACGACCAGTATCTTTGTCATAGTACAGGTAACAAGCCGCGCCCGTTAGCCCTGCGTATCTGTTCTTAAGTACACGCACTGTAGTTGTGTTACGTACCTGTGCATCTTTGTTCTGTTGGTCACGTTCCAAACCAATCACCATGTCCGATAGCTGTGCGATTGCGGCAGAGCCACGTAGTTCAGCCAAGCTAATCTGTCCACCATCTTCGTGTGCTTTACCCGATGGTCTACGTAGGTGAGATACCAAGAACAATCCAACACCTGTCTCCTGTACTAACTGTCGTAGCTTAGTCATGATACTATCAATGGCTTTACGTTCGTCACCATTGTCTTGGTCTGACACAACGATGCTTAAGTGGTCAAGAATAATCCATTTACAATCAAGACCTTTCGCCATATACCTAATGCGACTTAGTAAGTTATCTTCGTTGGTAGAACCCCAGTGGTCAAACATATAGATACGTCCTGTGCCTAATGTCTTGTCCCAAAATACCTTCTTATCTTCCCTGCTAAAGTCGCGGCTCAGATGTAGAGTCTGGTTTGCCTCGATGCTCATAATCCCTAGAGCAGTCTTTGGTATGTCCTCTTCCAACGCGAGTATGCCAATGTTGTCATCTGTTGCACCTAGTAAGTAGTGTTCCAACTCTCTGACAATCTGTGACTTACCCATACCAGAACCACTGGTAATCGTTACTAGTTCCTTCTCTCTGAAACCATAGGTCATATCATTCAAGCACGTCCACGGATATGGTATGGACTTAACGTCCTCCTGTGCTACGATTGAATCCCAAGTATCAAGTCCTGCAATGATACCATCTGGCTGATAGGTCTTAGCATTCCACCATTCCCTGATGAATCCTTGTACGTTACGCTCCTTGAGCATATCTCCTGCATCCTTTGCAGATAGCTGTACGTTCTTCGCCTTGTTCGGTGTAAACAAATCCAACACCGCGCGTGATGCTTCCTGACCTGCTTTGTCACTGTCGAAACAGATGACCACGTTCTCGAATGATTCAAGCCATTCCAAGTTCTGCTTGATGTCCTTCACTGCGCCTGATGCACCTGAGCGTATTGACACTACAGCCCACTTGCCATCAAACATCTCTGACACTGCTAGAGCGTCTGCTTCTCCTTCTACAATTGTTATGTATTTACCACCACCTTTGAACGCTTGCTGACCAAACAGACCTACGTTGTCGAACGTACCGCTTGCATAGAATGCCTTGTTACTTACTATGCGTGACTTGTTCCCTGTCTGTGCGCCTGTGTCCTTGTCAAAGTATGGGTAGTGATGCTTGCTTATCTTACCCTCTGTGTCGTACTCAACTGTAACGCCAAACTTCTTGCACGTTGCCTCTGATATACGTCTATCGGGTATTGATGCTACTACTCCTGCCATCTCTAATGTCCTGTTCGCTTTTGGTTTACTCTCTATAACCTCGCCTGTTGCCCTCTCGTAGTGGTCACAACCGCCTGTAAAGCAGACGGCATGACCATCGGAGTACCTCGCGAGATTGTTCTTAGAGCCACACGAAGGGCATGGCTCATGTTTAACAAAATGCGAGTCAGTCATTAGAAGTCACCACCTCCTTCGGTAGCCTCTGCGAGTTCAATCACCTTGATGGCTGATAAATACGTAGACGTGCCGTGTACTGGGTGAGGTTTGCCCTCTGCGTACTTGACTCGTACCTTAGAGCCTCTGGTTAATCGACCTACAAAGTCTTTGCCATCTGCATCAAACATCGGTACTTCGTACTTGGTGCTAAACTTACGTTGTGCTGTGCCTTCGTACTCTCGGAGTTTGACACCCTTATCAGCAAGTTTGTCTGCATCTTCTGGTTCTAATGATAAGACCAGTGAGTACTTGCCTGTTGATTGACCCTGATATTCTTCGTGTTCGTCAAGGTTTGCGAACGCTACGTTACCTTCTAATACTGCCATTGTAATTTGCCTTTTATAGTTAATTAAAGATTACTTTAGTATTCTTAGGATACTTTAGAATATATTTTAATATATATAACTAAGTATCCTTTAGATTACATAAATATTATATCATGTATTACTGTTGGTTGCAACTATTTATATAAATTAATTGTTACTCCTTATTATATCACGTTCTTCTGCTGTTGACCAGTTCTCCTCTATCGCTTCGTCTGATGCCGTATGACAATCAGAGCATAGGTCAAGAAATTCGTCAGTCACTCTGTCTTTTTTGCGTAACTCTGCCTCTGTTAGTATAACGTCACACGCTTTACATCTACTCATTATTCAGCCTCCGTGTATGGTCTGCCATAGGTTATTGATAGGAATGGTAGCAGGATTACTACGCCCTCGAAGGGCATCGTGCTGTGTTCCTCTGTGATGTGATTGTATACCCATACGGCTTTGCTGTCTACAAATTCAAGGTCACACCCTACGCCATTACGCAATTCAATTGTCAATAGTCTGTCAAATATTTTTGTATTAATCATTGTCTAGTTCTCTCGCTGTTAGGTCGTCATCGTCATAATCGTCATCGTTGTCATAAGGCTTGTAATAGCCCTTGCCTTCGTCATAGTCACTGTAGTCATAACTAGGGTCATCGTCAATCCTGCAATATTCTCTACCCATTTCTCTCAAACCTCTCTCTAAGTTCTTCTATTAAGTCAAATATCTCTATAATATCTTTTTCTCTCATTTTGTATTCAGCTTCTAACTCCTGCATCTCTGCGTGTATAGCCTCTATAAGTGTCATATTGCTAACCATCTTGGTTTGCTCCTATCTTTTGTGCGTACTCGTAGCCTGTCCTGTAGCCCTCTTGGTACGATTCGTTGCCGTCTGGGTCACAGTTAAAGCCATTGACCCCATCATATTCACCGCGCTCCAAGTCTGTAAACTCTTGGAAATACTGTTGCATATTATACGTGTTCTCTGCTAAATCTTCAAGCTGTGCTTGTTGTATCGCATCTTTACTCATTTTCTAACCTCTCTAGGTCTTCTAAGAATAGTATAGCATCATCTAAGCACATTCCGATAGTAGTCCCTGTTCCGTCATTACTTACGGGTCGCTCTTTGGTATGCCTCGACAGTGCCTTTTTTACATCGTTTAAATTAAATATTGCATTGCTTATGTAATCGTTCATTGTCTTAACCTCCGATAAAATTAGTTAACCAGATGTATCCTAGCATACCTATGTAGCCCAATGCAAACCCTTGTATAAATTTTTTCAACATTTATTCTACCTCTCTACCAATTATGGACTACGCCCGCAATAATAAATAGGCACGTCACCAAATTTAATACTACCACAGCAGACCGCATCAGTGCAACTATATCTGCCTCTCTGTTGCTGTCTCCCAGTTTTTCACCAAGAGACAACGCCCACAATCGCCACAGTTTATTCATCGATATACACCTCCTCTATGGCTACGTCAGTGTGTCCAATGTTGCGCCATATCTCTGCTATATCTTCAGCCTCTACCCGTGTCAGGTAACACTTTGAGACCTCTACGCCTCCCACCCAAACTGTATACATCATCGCTTCGCCTCCGTCAATTCGTCAGTATCAATCCGCACCAAGTAGGTGTTCGTGCCGTTCATCGCTTGCAAAATCATATCTTCACCGAACAAAACGTCATAACCTCCGACCTCGTTTTTCTCCACAGTTGCGCCTTGTTGCTTCAACTCCTTAAGCACTCGCTGAAAGTCTCGCTTGCCGAATATCTTGGTACGTGTATTGCTGTCTTTGTCAAATTTTCTCATGCTCAATGCCTCCGTGGGCTGTTTAATTTCAATTTAGAAGGGTACTCTACAGAATACCCAACTAGATTGCAACTAATTATTTCACAGCGTACCAACTGCTCGTCATTGCCTCCTTGTTGCCGTTGCGTTCAATGTGCATTGACCAGTCTTTAGTGTAGACTCGCGCCTCTTTACCTGCCAGTTGCAGTACAGCGTTAAGTCTGCTCTGTGTGGTGCGTGTCTCCCACCCTGCGTTGGACACTAAAATTATCCCGTCAAAGTGTTTTGCAATGGCGTTGCCGTGTAGATACAACGTACCTCCCTCGCTTACTGTGTTGTCTTTACGCGCATCTTCTCCGCGAATGAATGCTCCTACTATGTCTTTTTCTATCTGTCTCATTATGCTACCTCTTTTTTACGTTCATTAGCGGGTTTAATCCATAGATACTCAGACCAAAATGGTTCGCTTGCATTACCCGCACAAATAAACGAATCATACCACCCATTAGATTCGTATTCCTTATAGTCTGACTCTGACATACGCTCAGAGTCCATATAACCCGCATCAACCGCATTATCTAGCGCACTGCCCTCATAGTCACCATATGAGACACATAACAACCCGTGTCCATTGCCGATTAAATAAGCATTCTCACCAAATCTAAACCCGTCTTTATTTGCAATTCTCATGTTACGCCACCTCCTTCTGTAAGTTCTCTTTGATTTCTTCGAGTTCCTGTCTAAGTTCCATATATTCCCACATTAACTTAACTGATTCCTCGTTGAGTTTTAGTTTTGATGTATCTGGCAATAGTTCCTTCAATGCCTTGAACATTCCCAGTGCTTCGCTTTGCTTGCGCTCTGCTCTGTCTGTCCAGTCTTTGCGACCATCTGCGTAGTATGACTGCTCCGCCCAGATTAATGCCTGTGTTGCTTCAATGTCTAGCTTGTATTCAGCTTGCTTCAGTTGGTTGAAAATATCTGTCTTATTCATATCTATGCCCTCCGTTGGGCTGTGTTTGTCTGTGTATGCCGTCCATTATATAGAGGTCATTGCTATTGTACAATGATTAATACGCATGACCTCAATTAATTATATGCACAGATGTAATGACCTTGTCCCTTCCTTTATTACACGTACGCGCGCGCGAGTATCACATAGAAGATTGGTTGTCAACTGTTTTTACAGATGTAGGCTATAGGTATCCGTAAGCATACTCACGTTCACCCGTCCAGGATTCCTTGTGACTATCTCAGGTATCCCAGTCACCCATAGTCCTTGAGTATTCCATTTGGATATGCTTGAGGGGGACGGGGGGCGGGCTGACCTGAGTTAATCATAGGTGTACCCGCAGGTATACTAAAAAAGCTAAAATTCAATAAAAAGAATTAACCTAAGTTTATCCCCTAAGTATTTGTTTTCCTTATGTATTCTTATGTATACTTAAGTATGACAAATATTCATATAAAGGGACACTTTAATTACTATTAGTTATGGAACTAAAAAGTTGGCTCGCGGGTCTAAATAAGCTAATAAAGTACTTGACATTAAGCTATAAATATGCTATAATATACTTATAGTATAGATTAATTTAAAGCCTTAAGGATACTTAAGTAGTCTTAGATATTATTCTTTAATGATTATTCTTTAAAGTTAAATACTAAACGCGTCC